CACCCTAGGCAAGCCCATAGTGCCCCACCCGCCGCGCACCCAACACCACCTCTTCAACTAACAGAGAAGATAGGGAGAGCACCGGATCAGATAGGGCCGCCGTTTTTAGCAAGCCCCGTTTGTCCACCCGATGTTTCACAAGTCGCGTGGACAGACAGACAGACAGGAGAAAGAGCGTTGGATTCTCGCCGCAACCCATCCCCTCCCACTAGGCAAAACCCTTGCAACGCGACCCTATCGCAAGCAAATGGACCACCTTGGCAAATGCCGTTTCCTTCGCTTTTACGTGCCGATTGTCTCCGGTTGGCACCGTGGGATGGACCTGTTTTGGGGCAGTTACACAAGTGTCGATCGACTCGCGACTTGTGCAATTCTAACGGTTCGACTGTCCGTTTGCCGATCGCCCCGTAAAACGCAAGCAATCGCCTCCGCCGTCCGTTGCCCACCGTTTGCCATGCAGTCCGTTTGCTAGGGCCGCCGATTTGCCTCGCATCCCGTTTGCTTTGCATCTGATTTGCATCCTGGCTATTGCTAATGAGACCCAATCTCAGGGGGGGGAGGGGATCGGCTTCTCTCTCTCTTTTTTTATCTAGATGCATCCACAAGCCACTTCTAAAAAAATTACAAAGGGGCCACAAGCCACCTTAAAAAAATTTGCAAATGGGGCTTGACTGCAATAAGACGGATGTCATAAAGGGTGCATGGGGAGGAAGTCCAAAGCAATTGTGGAGAGTGTGGGGGAAGCGCAGGTAGCGTTGAACCACCGTTACATTGAGAAGCGTAAGCCTAAAGAGGCAGCGTTAGCCTTGGATATGCTGGCGGCAGGAGAGACCTACTCCAAGGTGATGGAGACGACGGGTATAGGGTTTGTGGCACTCTCTGCTTTGAGGGCGCGGCATGAGCGGGCTTTGGAGGTAAGGCGCAAGGAGCTTGCATTAGATGGCTTTGAGATGGCGGAGAGGATGCGGGCGTTGGTGGCAAAGAAGGCGGAGATGTTGATGGAGGACGATGAGGCGTTGATGAAGACGCCGCTGAAAGACTTGACGCTAAGCTATGGCATTAGCGTGGATAAGGGCTTGCAGGCTCTTGGGGAGCAGAAGGTGGTGGTGGAGCATCGGACGGGCAAACCTACCCTTGCTGATGCTATGAAGGCTATTGAGGAGGCGCGGGCGGCTTTGCAGAAGGAGGCTATTCCAGTTGAAACAACCATTGTTGAGGGAGTGGAATCCGAAGCTGACGTGGACGACCACCGTGAGTAAGGACGGCATAGTGAGTTGGTGGTGCGCGGCTACGCGGGTTAAGGTGGTTTATATCGCCAAGCAATGTCTTTAACGTGGCGTAGTCATCCCGTTCTTAAACCTCCTACGATGGAGGAGATGGCTCGGATGGAGCCTGCCAAGCTGGTGAAGCTATGGGAGCTTTACCATGAGGCTATTGAGAACGCGGAGAAAGATCCGTACAGGTACGGGTTTGTCCTGCCGAATTGGGACAAGGCGGATGAGCTATTGGCCCAGAGGAATGAAATCCTGATTAGCGGAGGTAATCGCTCTGGTAAAACGACTTATGCTGCGCGGGCTTGTGTAAAGGCGGCTATCGAAAATCCCGGCTCCATCATCTTCTGCTTTAGCCAGAATGCGGATGTGTCTATCCGCCAGCAGCAGAGTGCTATCTACGATGCCCTTCCTGAAGAGATGAAGAGGAAGGTGCTGGGTACGGAGGAGAACGTCTCGTATACGCGAAAGAATGGGTTCTCTAAGGCTAGCCTGATTCTGCCGGGGTCGCTGAGCCAAATCATCTTCAAGACCTATGCCCAGTTCTTGAATAACGATACAATCCTTGAGGGCGCGGAGTTGGGTAGCCGTGATCCGAAGTGGATCAATATTGGTACATGGTGCGACGAATATCTGATTGGGCCAGAGCTTCTGGCTACCCTGCGTTTCCGTTTAGCCACCCGTAACGCCAAGATGATTGTGACGTTCACCCCTATTGATGGGTACACGGAAGTGGTGCGGGATTATATCGAGGGTGCGCGGACGTTGGAGAGCCGGGAAGCTGAGCTTCTGGACAACCGCAGGGTTCCTTATACGCAGGAGTCTAAGAACCGGAGTGCGTACATCATCTACTTCCACAGCCGCGACAATCCGTTTGGCGGATATGACCGTATTGCGGAGGATCTGAAGAACCGTCCCGAGGACGAGATATTATGCCGTGCCTATGGCGTTCCGACGAAGAGCAAGAGTACCCAGTTCCCCAACTTCTCGGTAGAAGTGAACGTCGTACCGCATGAGAAGATCCCCACCAAGGGGGTTACGCGGTATATGGTGTTGGACCCCGCTGGTCGAAAGAACTGGTTCATGGCTTGGATTGCCGTTGATGAGAGCGGTACATTCTGGGTCTACCGGGAATGGCCGGATGTCAACGTGGGGGATTGGGCCAAGTGGCATGGTGGAAAGTGGATTGGGGGCGAAGGCTCTAAGGGACTAGGTTACGGCATTCGTGATTATGTGGAGTTGATTGGTAACTTGGAGGAAGGCGAGACGGTGTTTGAGCGGCTGATTGACCCACGCTTGGGTGCCGCGAAGTACCAGACGCAGAACGGGGCTTCGTCCATTATCGAGGACTTGGCGGATGCGGGGCTAGTGTTTGTTCCTGCGCCGGGGCTAGACATTGAGGATGGGCTACAGGCGTTGCAGACCAAGATGGCCTACAATCGCAAGGCATCGATGGATAGCGTCAATCGCCCACACTTTTACATCTCTGACCGCTGCCAGAACATCATCACCGCCCTACAGGAGTACACGTCTGAGGGTGGGCCTGATGAGGCGTGGAAAGACCCTGTAGACGTAATCCGGTATGCCGCGATTGATGGCATCCGCTACGTCGATGAGAAAGCATTTAACACTAACCGTCGCAAATCTGGAGGATACTAATGGAACCTATCAATACCCCCGTCATCGCGCTGGCTGACAAGCTCGGCGTTCCCGTCAACAAGCTGTTGGAAATCAAGAACCTCAAGCTCGTCAAGGGAGAGCACTACACGGGTTACGGCAAGAACACCTACTTCACGCCCAAGGGTGTAGAGGAAGTGGAGATTGCTTTGGAGATTCCGCTGGCCGTTCCAGACAAGCTAAACGGTGTGGTGCTTAACCCTGCCCGCAACCCCGACTGGGTGATGGTGAAGCTGGAGCACAAGGACGGGAAGACCCCGGTGAAGATTGGCCGTAAGTTCCGTGGTAAACTTATCGGCAAGAGAATCTTAATCGACGCTATCACGGACGCTAGCGGGTCCACTACCTATCGCCATGCAGAACTCCGAGGATGACCCTACATCCAATCGGGAGTGGCTAGCCGAACAGGTAGATCGCCTGCTTGGGTTTGAGATATTGCATCGTTCGATTCACGCAACGTATCAACCTCTAGAAGCCACAGCACTCTCCGACAAAACCGGGATAGACCGCAACGCGGCTAAACGGATTATCAACAACTTACGCAAAACGCTACATGACCACCGAAGATAATACCGAGGCTCTGACTTACGCCGCGAACAAGCCGAACGTCAAGGCTCTGGTTGATGCCTTCGACCGTACTGCCAACGATCTGGAGTTCTACTTCGATCAATGCCGCGACAGCTACGACTATCGCCGCAACATCTGGCCGGGGAAGTCTGACGATCTTCGTAAGCATGGCCCCGAAGCGTTTCCGTGGGATGGTGCTGCGGACAACGAGGCGCACGTCATCAACGAGAGAATAAACCGTTACATCGCTTTGTTCATGTCGGCTATGGTGCGTGCGAACATCCGCGCCTATCCGGTGGAGATGGGTGACCTTGGTCGCGCCCGCACGGTGAGTGCGTTCCTCAAGTGGATGGTGGCGTCTTACATTCCCGGCTTTAAGCGGCAGATGGAGTTGGGTGCCAACTACCTTCTGGAGCGCGGGCTGTGCGTTACCTACGTTGGCTGGCAGCGTGAGGACCGCACCTTCACGCAGACGCTAACGCTCGACCAGTTGATGGCGGTTAGCCCCGACATCGTGCGGATGATTCTGGAGAAGGAGAACGACTCGCAGATGGTTGCTCTTCTCCAGCAGCAGTTTAACAACATTCCCGAGAAGAAGGCCAAGCGCATCCTCAATGACTTGCGCAAAACTGGTCGCGCCGAGTTCCCGATTGTTCGTCGTAGCGTTGACCGTCCTTGGGTGCAGGTGGTGGCTCCCGATGGGGATGTCTTGTTCCCGGCCTATGCTACGGACCCACAGCGTGCTCCGTATTGCTTCTGGCGTACCCTGATGACTGCTCAGGAGTTGCGTAACAAGATTAGCTCCGAGGGCTGGGACGCCGACTGGGTGGAGTATGTCATCGAGAACTGCAAAGAAGCGGGAGACCCCCTCCGGTTGGAACGCCGCAATCAGTTCACTTACACCACAGTAACCTACGATGCGTCGGAGTTGTATGAAGTAGTCTATGGCTACCAGCGACTAATCGACGAGGAAGACAACTCGGAGGGGATCTACTGCACGGTGTTCCATCGTGAAGTGTATGGCAAGCAGGAAGTTCCTGACTTTGCGAAGTTTGAACTGCTGAATGGCTACGAGGACTACCCCTTCGTTGTCACTAAGCTGTCCGAGGACAACAAGCGTCTCTACGATATTCAGTCGGTGCCGGAACTGCTGAAGGGCATCCAATGGCAAGTGAAGACGGAGCGTGATAGCCGCACGGATCGCAATAGCCTTGCGACGATGCCGCCGATCATGCATCCTGTCGGCAATGCACCATCCGACTGGGGACCGGGACGTTACATTCCTTATCGCCGCGCTGGGGAGTTTCAGTTTGGTCCCACGCCCCCATACAATCCCGGCTCCGTTGAAATGGAGCGAACCCAGCTTGAGCAGGCCGACAAGATTCTGGGACTGGACATCAACAACCCGCTCTCAAGCGTTCAGCAGCAATACTTCGTTGATAAGTTCCTCACGCACGTCCGCGACGTGCTGCGCCTCGCCTACAAGTGTTTCCAGCGTTTCGGCCCAGACGAAGTGTTCTTCCGTGTTACGGGTGTCTCGGACCCGCAGCGTTTCAACAAGGGCGACCCGAACGAGAACTTCGACATCATCATCAACTATGACGTTCTTCAAAACGATCCGGAAAGCGTTGAAGCGCAATTGGCTCAGTTTTCGTCGCTTCTACAACTTGACCGTAACGGTCGCATGGATGTCGATATGCTTCTGGAGTTGGGGGCTGCGGCAATTAATCCAGTCGTTGCTGACGCCATCCTTCGACCCGCTGGCCAAGCCCAAGACCAAATCACCAAGCAAGTCACGGACGATCTCTCCAAGATCTACGCAGGCATTGAGGTTGGTGCGCGTCCGAACGGAGCGCAAATCGCACTTCAAGTGATCCAGTCGTATACGCAGCAGCCTGATGTTATGCAGCGGCTGCAAAACGACCAAGCCTTCCAAGCTCGTTTCCAGAAATACGTTCAGCAGTACCAGTTCCAGCTTACGCAAGCTCAGAACGCCCAGATTGGTCGTATTGGTACTGCACCTGCCGCGATGGGTCAGACTAACACCCAGACCATGCAGCAGACTCCGACTGCCTAATGAACAAGACCGACAACCTCGACTCGCTCATTCACATCGACGCCTATGTCGATTTCCTTCAGGGGATTTACGCTATCCGTGAATCCCTGATTCAGCAGATGCACGATGTCCCATCTGATCGCATCCAACAGATTAGCGGACGTATCCTCCAATGCGACGACATCCTGTCCATGGGTGGGTACGATAGGGTTGTTTCTCGTAGAGGTAGTGTCTGACATATTGGACGCTACTTATTGTAGCGTCAGTTATGTCTGACGTAGCCGCTTAACAAGCGGCGGAACAACTGAAATAAAAGAAACCCCTTAAAAGAAAGGGGGATTGTTAAGGGGGAGAAAAAGTGGCTGTCAAGCCTTTTTTCACATCCCATAACTAATGAGCAATTTCTCGTTCCCTGTGCTGTGGTATATTCCCACTATCGCCAACGCGAGGCGTTAAAACGCGGAAAACCAACCATGTCAGATGAAGCACCGTCCGTCGCCGGGGACGCTAAAACTTCGGTGGAGTCAGAAAAGTCCAATATGACAGCGAGCCAATACGCGGTTCGCCGTCTCGGTGAGTTGAAAGGTAAGCCGGATGGGGCGTTGAACCCCGCCAGCCGCCCTCAGCCCACCAGCCAATCCGCGCCAGCGGCAGAGGAGGAACAGGAGCAGGCGAGCAACGACCAAGCCCCTACCGCCAACGCTCAAGGCAAGGACGTTCCTTCACAGGTCGAACTCTCGGAGCTTT